TAAGCTTGTTGCTTTGTGCAGCCAGCTTCAGCAATGCAGCTTCTGTAAAAGACAAAGCTCTGACAGAAATGTATACACAAAAACTAACAGAGAAGGGAGCATTTGCTTGTCTTTCTTCTCTTCTCTATAACGAAGCAAGAGGGGAAAGCCTTGCAGCTCAAAAAGCTGTAGCGCATGTTGCCCTCTATCGCTCTGTAAAGCTTGACAAGAGCTTATGTTCTGTTATTATGCAGAAAGGGCAATATTCTTGGTATAAGAAAGGCTACAGGTTTGGGAAGCTGACAGGAATGGAAGATGTTGTGCTTGACTTGTTTGTAGACATGGTGCAGAATAAACACATCACAAAAGCTTTCTACCACCACGACACATCTATTGACAAGCCTTGGCAGAATGTTAAGTTTGTTAGGCAGATTGGTAGGATTAAATTTTATTCAAATTAAGGAGAAGTAAGCATGGACAATATTTGGATTCTTTACTGGATTACTCGTTTTGACGATATTAAAGGTATGTTGTTTGGGTTTCAGTTTATTCTTGCAGTTTGTATCCTAATCTTTGCGTTCCTAAAAGTGGTTTGTTTATTCTCAAACGAGAACGAAAAAGACGACTCCTATCACAGTGTCAATAATGCTTCAAAAACTGTTTTGTGGATTGTTGTTCCGCTATTTGTTTCGTCCACCGTTGTAAAAGCATTGATTCCATCCAAGGATGATGCTATGCTTATTGCTGCCGGCGTAGCTGTTACGGAAGTTGTGCAGAGTGAAGCTGCTGGGCGAATTGCTTCTAAGAGCGTAGGTGTTATCGAAACTTGGCTAGACAAGCAAGTTGAAGAGAAAAAGGAGGCAAAATAATGACTTACACCACAAAATACTTTGTAGAATATTATGAATCGGAACGCGGTTGGGGGAGCGATGTGTGGGAAACGGCTTACGATACAAAAGACGAAGCGTTGGCTGCAACTAAAGAAACTAACGATAAGTACATGAATAAGTCCTACACTCCTGACTACTACATTCGTGCAACTTACGTTGGTGAACGTGCAGTGAAGGAAAGCTAATGCTACGTGAGGTGGTAGAGCACTACACCCCAATCAAGGGATATTCAAACAAGATTTGTTGCCCTATTCACGGAGAGAACACACCATCCTTCACAATCTACGATGATACAGACAGCTGGTATTGCTTTGGGGCTTGTTCGTCTGGTGGGGACGTTATTGAATTTGTAAAGAAAATGGAAGACGTTAGCTTCTCCGAGGCTAAGAGCAAAGTATTGGAAATCTTAGACATCACAGAAGAGGAGTACGAAGAATTGAAAGAAGAAGCAGGAGCATCAAAAGAAATTGTGGCAACAAATCCAGCAATGGATAAGAAGCAAGTGGTGGAGTTTATTCGAAAAATTGGCTACGAGTCCAACAACTACCGCTCTATTCGTGACGACATTAGTCAATTCTTTGGTCATTTGACAGAGCTTGACAGCGACGGGAATGTCAAAGCTCGCTACTATCCTGAGACAAACCACGAAGGGCTTGTAAGCGGATATAAGTGTCGCAATCACCCGAAAGATTTCACTCACGGAAATGTTGGTGTGACAGGCAGCAAGAGTCAGCTCTCCGGTCAAGTAAAGTTTAAGTCTGGTGGTAAGTATGTCCTCATTGTCGGTGGTGAGGAGGACAAGGCAGCAGCCTACCAGATGCTTCTTGACTCTCAAAATGAACGTAACCAAAAAGACTATAACGCTATTGCTGTTGTAAGTCCAACAACGGGTGAAGGTAGTGCAGCTAAGCAAGTTGCAGCTCAATACCATTTCCTAGACAGCTTTGACATCATTGTAATTGGTATGGATAACGATGCTGCTGGTAAGGCTGCTGCTGAGAAAGTTGCTGCTGTACTCCCTAAAGAGAAAGTGAGGCTTGCTACATGGAGTGGTAAAGATCCAAATCAAATGCTTGAGCAGGGGAAACAGCGTCAATTTGTGCGTGACTTTTATGGCGCTAAAGAATTCTACACAAGTGGTATTCTCTCTAGTACAGAGATGATGCCACATGTCATTGAAGAGCTCATGCGTCCTCGCATTAAACTCCCCGAGTATATGAAGAAGCTCGAAGAAGCGACAGGCGGCGGGATTCAGCAAGGCCGAATTGTTAACGTAATTGGGGACACATCTGCAGGTAAGAGTACACACGTCAATGGAATGGTGTATTATTGGATGTTCAATGCACCTGAGAAAGTTGGTGTTGTAAGCCTAGAAGCCACGGCAGGTCAATATAGTTTGGACATGCTCTCTCTTCATCTTGAAACCAATCTTGCATGGTTTGGTACAGGTATGGAGATTGTTGACCATCTGAACAAGCCTGAAGTGATGGCTTTGTATGAAAATCTGTGGACTAACGAGTATGGTGAGCCACGTTGGGCTATTCTTGACGAACGAGACGGAGACATCAAGAATCTTGAAAATCAGATTGAACGCTTAGTTAGCCAGTTTGGTTGTAAGATTATTGTCATTGATGTGCTTACAGACATTCTTCGTAGCCTTCCGATTGATAAGCAGGAAGAACACATGAAATGGCAGAAAGTGTTGATTAAGCGTGGCATCACCATCATCAATGTTCTCCATACACGCAAGCCCCCACAGAATGCAGACGGCACTAGCCGACGTGTAACAGAATATGATGCACTTGGTTCTGGTACGTTTGTTCAGTCTGCTGCAATCAACATTGTAATCAATCGTGACAAAATGGCAGAAGGGGATGAAAAGAACATCACTTATGTTGACCTCCCCAAGTGTCGTGGTGGTAAGACAGGTGAGGTCGGTAAGTGGTTCTATGACTGGAACACACGACGTTGCTACGATTACGACGAGTGGCTAAGTAAACAAGATGTAAGTTTTTAACAACAGGCCAGCACGAGGCTGGCTTTCTTTCTTGACACATTGGCAAAGAAGCTCTAATATACATATATGAACACAAACAAAGGAGAAATACGAATGAACGTTCCAAACATTGAAAAGAAAACCTTCCGCGACATGACGGCTGAAGAGCATAGTGCTATTATCGAGGCTTGGATTGGCAAGAACTTAGAATGCTTGCACCATATTGAGGGCTGGAGTGACCTCAACACAAATTATCTTTGGGCTAGCAACATCCCTTGGGAACATATTAAGCCTGAATTTAAATGGGCTGTTGTTTGCCAGAATGGTAATGTTTGGTTTTCTTCTGAAAAACCAGACCTACATCAAAGTTGTTGGCATTTCGGCTGGGGTGGGTTCCATCAAAGCAATACCCTAAATATCGACACATCTGGAATTGATTGGAGAGAAAGCCTTACACAACGTCCTGAGAATTGAGGAGACGAATTATGAATATTTGGATTGGGTTGTTTATCACATACTACATTGCTTGTGTGTACGGAATGTGCCGATTTATCTATAAAGAGGAAGGGTATTTAAATGTAGGTTTTGTGCTAGCTTGTTTCGTGTTGGTTTGGATTGTTGCACCGTTCTTTGTTTTCAATGATGTTATGTTGATTGGCAAAAATCCTAAGAAATGGAATGAAAAGTAATGAGAACAGCACAGCCAGAAAAACTTCTCAAACTCCTTCTCCCTCAGCTTGTAGGGAATGTACGTCTTGGAATTACATTACGAGGAAGTTGTTTTTCTTTGTTTGTAACAAGCTTGACAAAGCAAGAAATAGCATTTACACTACAAGAAATCAAGCCTTGTTCTGGCTTGTCACGAGATAAGGAGACAATTCTTAATTCAGCTAATATTGTTGTGCATTACAGCAAGGATGTTTGCATGTTCTCTATTGTTGCTGATTATGCTATTAAATATATGTTGAATGTTGTGAGAGGTGGGATTAACAGTTTTCCAGAGCCTGTGTCAATGACAGAAGCTAATTTGTATATCTTAGAAAGAGAGGAATGAAGATGGTTATTGCAAATGTGAAGTTCTATGCTAAGACAAAAGATAAGCAAACGAAAGTGTTGGAAAGTGGCTACAACGGAAATTGGACTGAGCGTAAAGTGAGGTCTGCTCGAAAAGAGGCTATTG